GTTTCTTTGAGACCACTCTTAATCCGTTCTTGGCCCAAGTAAAAAACACAGAAGCTTGATAATTCGTATGAATTCCAAATATTTGGTTTATCAAGAAATATCAAGTTTTAAGTAACGGTTTCCTTTTATAATTTTTTCCTGATCTTCTTTGCAAGAATAAGTGAATAGATAATTATAATAATAATGAGTTTTTGTAAAATCATATTTTTTGGAACCAAAGCAAATAATTCTCTTTTGTGGTTTAGGTTCTTCAACAGATAAATTTAGTTCAGTCATAATTCTAGCAAAAGTATAATAGCAAAAGTATAATAGCAAAAGTATAATAGCAAAAGTATAATAAAAACAATATTATATTTATTTAAATTTCAATTTTTTGTTTCAAATTTCTGTTTGACCTTAAAATTTAACTAAAAAGAATTCGCTTACAAAACCCTGCAACATTATCAGGACGTAGAATACAAGCACTAGGTACTCCAGATGGCATTTGCAAAGTAGAATGAATATTTACCTGATAATCTGCTTTATCTGCGAATGGTGGACATGCAATCACTGGTCGTGAAACATTAGCACTAACAACACCACTTAACGCATTGGATAAACCAGCACAGGTGATATATACAATTTTAGCACTGTGTTGATTTTCATAATATTGGAGTAATTCCATTACATCTTCAGTATTTTTGTGTGCAGAAGAATAATGTACAAACGCTAGAATATCAACTTTAGCTAATTCTGTTCGGATTTTTTCAACGTGTTCATTATCGCTTTTCGACCCTGCTAGAATTACAACATATTTATTCATTTTACTAATTGCAATATTAAGTATTGTTTCTTTATTACGGTTATAATAATCAACACCAAAATAAGCATTATCATTACCGTACCTATCTTCATCAATACATTTTATATTAAGTTGATTAGCTAACAGTTTATCTAAAAAACTACTATAATTTGAACGTAAGCGATTAGCAACTTGTGTTGGTAGTTGTACTGCATGGCAACCATCTTCTCCTATAGGATGTTCTAGAATAAAAGCCTCATTTTCATTTGCCCAGCGACGTAAAATATCTTTATCCATACGGATACCATCTACAATAAAACGACTAGAATCAGGAGTGAATAATTCATCAATGATTTCAACATTACCGTCTTTATCAAAAGCAAATTCAAATTTAGTATCTATCATTTCAATACCTAGACGTTTCATATAGTTTTCACCAATTTTAAATAATCCACAAGCTTTATCTCGTACAATTTCCATTTCACGCTTATTCAAAATACCACGTTCTACAATTTCAGCAAAAGTAATAGGTATATCATGAGTACCCTTAGTCGTGGGTGTAATAATGGGTTCATCAAATAAATCACCATCCACCATTCCATCACGTAATTCATATCCGTTAATTGTTCGCAATCCGTTTTGGGAATATGCTTTCCATAGGGAACCTGTTATACGACGCCGGACAATTATTTCTAATGGTATCGCACGCATTTTGCGTATTACCATTAACTCTGCATTAGTGCCACAAACCATTTGGTCAATTCCAAATAATTTATGCCAAAAGGCATTGATTTGATTTAGTAGATAACCTTTTTGTGGCAGATATGCAATTACAATGTCATTCGCACTAATTCTATCACTAGTCATAACAAATAGATAATCATTATATATAGCATTACTATTACCATTACTAACTTCATAAATATCACGCACTTTACCACGATGTTTTAATACTAAGCCATTTACTTTTGAAAAAGTAGCGGGTGTAATATCTAATACTTCTTTTTTGTTTGTTTTAGATTTTTCAAATAATTTTAATAAGGCTTCCGATAGACATTTTTTTTCCAAACCTTCAATGCCATTATTAATATCACCAATATCACCAATATCACTACAATTACCATACATTTTAGTATGATAATCTTCAAATGTTGCACATGTAGTTAAATCTAACTTTAGTTCGTGAATTACCTCACCACGATCAAGTTTATTAGATACATAATGGACAATGCATCCTGTTTCACGTATCATGCCTTCTTGGTACATTTTCCAAATTTTGGGATATATATCACGACCTATAAGTTGATATTGTAGTGTCGGATGTAGATTAATTATCTTAATACCTAGTTTTTCGGCATTCTTTATAAATGATGTTGGAATAATATGCATCCATCCAGCTAGAATAATAATATTTGGTTTTACAGTTTTAATTGTATTAAATATATCAGTATGAAAATCCTCATTAGTATTAAAATCTGTACGTACTATACGGTAAAAGTTTCCGTAAAAGTTTCCAATATCGCTGTTATGTTTTTTTAAATTTTCTATTCTAGTTTCAATTTCTACATTGGGTTCATATACAAATCCTAAATTAGTAAATACATCATCAAGAAGAAGATTATAATTATATATTTTTTTGGATATATTATAGGCAGTACTACCTGTACCACTAGTTAGGAAAATTATGCGCATAACTTCTAATATACAGATAAGATAGGATGTAAATATTATTCTAGAAATATTAGAATATTTTAAGTTGAATAAATAAACGGAATTGTAAATATCCAAAGTTGTAAAAATTAAAATTATATTTATAATTATATTGAATTATTTATAACCAAATTATCAATGGACTCAATGGAATTTTACCAAACATAACCCACGTAAATTCGTGAAATAGACTCAAAATATTTAGATTTTACCACAGAACAATTGTGTAGCGATATTGATATCCAAATTAAGAAAAAGCAAAAAAGTTATATGAAGAAAAAATGGACAAAAATATAAGTACGCGAACTAATTACAAGAAAAAACTATTAAATAATCATCCCAATTAATCTTATTTTTTCTTTTATATATCCATCTAATAATCCATCACCAATTTTCCTATCAGTAATAAAACAAAACCCCCACCCCGCATTAAAAACCCTAACAAACGCATCCCATTCCATACCCGCATTATCATATACCCATTGCCATTCCTTATTCAATACCCATCTATCTAATTTAATATGTATACTATCCACAACCGTATCCACAACCGTATCCACATCCGCATCAACAGCAGAAGCAGCAACAGGGAATATACGCTCAATATTATCTACAAATCCACCTCCAGTAATATGTGCCTTACCAACAATATTTATTCCTCTATCTGCTAGAATACCCTTTATACAATCCATAATTTTAACATAGCATTTATGTGGTTGTGAGAAAAATAACTTTACCCATTCTGGCATACCACCAATAACTCGCGAATCAATTTCCCGCAATTTAGTAAATCCATTTGTATGGGCCCCATTACTTTCAATACCATATATATAATTTCCCTTTTGGATACCAATGCCGTTTTCTGGAGTTCCATTAACAATTCCCAATAAAATCCCTAATACTTCTACTTCTCCGTCGGTAAATATACCACGCATTTCTGCAGTTTCACCTCCTATCATTGGAATACCATATTCTTTGCATATTTCTAGGGCACCATTAATAAATTGATTAAACTGTAGTTTATCTAATTTATCACATCCATAGTAATCTAGAAGGGCAATAGGGGTTCCATTGTTGCAATACATATCATTAATATTATGAATTACGATATCCTGTCCTAGAATACGGAAACGTTCTGGATTGCCTTCTAAAAATTTAGTCTTAGTTCCTGCACCATCTACTGAACATATTAACTTACATCCGTTATATTGAATAGAATTTGCAAAATCACCTATTTTACCGATTACTTTTATTTTTCCATCACTAGCAATTTCTATTTCGTTATTAACTTTATCAATTACATCTTTGGTATTTGTAATAATATGGTTATAATTATTTAGATGATTTATATAATTTATTCTGGTAGATGGTAAAAAATTATTTTTATAGTGTTTGGTAAAATAAGTACCAATATCAGTTCGATAATGAAAATCCCCATAAATCATTTTAACATAGTAGTCATTCCAATATATAACTTTATCAATTTCAGCATCCACAGTAAATATACCACAAGTGCGTGATTTGTTCATACTATATACACTATCAATATCTGTTTGAAAACAATTTGCAGTATAGAAATGTGTTTCTTTTGGTATTGCAGAATTTACTACAAAATATTTCGAATCTCTATCATTATTACAGCTAGAATTACTTGGATATGTGCTAGGAACTAAATAACGGAAATAAGTATATTTGTTTCTGTTTATCTGTAATGGATTTTCAATTGGGTCATCTAGATAATCAATAAGACTACTATCTAGCAATCCTAGCAAATTTACTGCTTCACTATCACCTAATCGTACATTATATTCTATTAATTTAATATCTCCAGATACCGTTTTCATAAAGCTACCATAAAGAAAACCAATAAATCCCGAATCTCTAATTACTTTTTCATTTATGCAACAACAGTGAGTATATTCCTCTGCAGATATAAAAGGCATCATTCCGCCAATGAAACTAATTGTACCCATACCACCAGTATTGGGGCCATTATCATTATTATCACGTCTTTTGAAATCTTTGATTAATGGAAAATGTATTATATTTCCTTTCCAACTTAGACTAATTAGACTAAATTCATCGCCGAATAGTTTATCTTCTAGTAATACTGTAGAATGTTGTGCTAATAATTTGCTAATAATGTTATATGCATCGGTATTTGTTTTGTAATGGTCTCCATAAACAAAAACACCTTTGCCACTTTCCAAACCGTCAGCCTTAATTACTTTATTGGTATAATCTATATTTGCTAGAATAGATAATGACATATTGTAATTGATAATTGTGTATTCCGGATTGATATAGCCTAGACCTATATTTTGTATATATTGACGACAATATGATTTGCTACATTCTAGATTAATAGTTTCATTTTGTGGATATACTAGTTTATCTGGATTGAATATGGTTGAATATTGTAGACCATATTCTTTAATCGCATTTTCATTTAATATAAATAAATAATCATCTGCTAGAATGTTTTGAGGAATATTATTCCGGGTAATACTTTTTATTAGGTATTCCTGATGGAATTTGGTGATGTGTTTAATTAATGCAGTTGCACGTGCACTTTGTTCATTATGAATATAAATTGTCCGCGACATAGTACACAACGGAATAGTCATTCTAAATTTGCGTCTTATTGAATTCTTTGATTAATATTAGTAAAATTGGACGAATAGATAACTTTTTTGGTATTTTTAGAAAAAACTAACAAAATTTGATAACTAGAAATTTATAGTAAATATATTATTTCTACGCCTGTCAAGGATGTCGTTTCCAGCCCCGACTAAGACTGCTGCCCCCGCTGCTGCTGCTGCAGAGGCTGCTGATGCTGCTATCCAGCCTCGCCAGCATCGTCCTCGTCGTCATGCTGCTGCCTCCGCTGCTGCTGCAGAGGCTGCTGATGCTGCTACCCAGCCTCGCCAGCATCGTCCTCGTCGTCATGCTGCTGCCCCCGCTGCTGCAGAGGCTGCTGATGCTGCTATCCAGCATCGTCCTCGTCGTCCTCATTGCCAAGACGGGCCGTCTTGTCCTGGCTTGGCTGCGGGCAGGTGTCCTTACTTCCACCGAAAGAGTGACACCCAGTGTTACTTTGGTGGAGATTGCACCAAGCGGCACTCGGGATGCCCTTTCGGCCACCCAGAGTCCGAGTCCGAGTCCGAGTCCGAGCCCGAGCGTGAGTCCAAGTCCAAGCCCGAGCGTGAGTCCAAGACCAAGTCCAAGCCCACACCCGAGCCCAAGCTCGAGCCCAAGTGGTCTGATGAGTCGGATGATGCCCATCGTGCTCGCCCTGCCACTGGCCCGCGTGTTCGCCATGCCCGTGCCGAGAGCCCCGCATCTGCCCCTGCAAAGGGGTGCATCTTCTGCACGAAGTGCGGAAAGAAGGCTGGGACCAACGACAAATTCTGTGGTGGCTGCGGCACGCGCCTCAACTAGACTAACTACATCTGTCTAGATTGACTTTTTTTGTTTTACTATCATTTAAGGTGCCATATTTTCTGTTGGTTCATCATTATACCAATTTTTTTTGAATACAATATAAAGCATATTTCTATTATTACTCAAACTGTTATATAATCCGCGATGAATAGTATATCCGTGAAATAAACATATATCACCAATATTTAATTTTGGAATATATCTTTTGGTTGGATTTTCATTAATCCAGTTATCTAGATTATTATTTGTTGTTATATTCATTCTAGAAAGATTAGTTTTATGAGAGCCTAGAATAAATTCTGTCCCACCAGAATATTCATCAATATTATCTAAAGGTATTAACATTGTATAATAAAAAGATGGTAATGATAAATCCAATGTTTCATCATTAAATAAACTATATGCATCACGATGCCAAAATCCATTCATATCTAATCCCCCACAATTGATACCATTATCATTACCATTATCATTACCATTATCATTACCATTATCATTACCATTATCATTTACGCGGGTATTATTTGATATTGGTTCCATAGGTAATCCACCATAATAATAATCATATTCGCATTGTAATGTTTGTTGCAATATGTTAGTAATACATTGAGGTAAAACTATTAGTTTTTTCAAATTGTCTAGATTATATGTAAAGTCATATCTATTTTTACCCATATCTAGAATTATGGTATCTTTGTAAAAACTATACTTTTTATTAGAATACAAATCTGTACCAATAAAATTATCATACTTACTACAATTGTTCTTATAAATTATAGTATTCCATTCTAGAGGATATTTTTTAATTTCATTCCATGCTGAAAAGTATGTATTCCTAAATATATCTATATCATCTAGACTAAATACATTAGGTAATTTAACAACACCGTTTTTTTCTAATTCCATTGACATTTCCATTTATGTTATTAAAAATGAAAAACAAAAAAATAAAAAAATCTTAACGATGCACACAGAAGCTAAATGGCTTAATGGACTGTAATAATATCAAATCTAGTTGATATATCGTTAAGAACTAGAAACGCTATGTTCTAGATGCTATCTTAGAAGATAGTTGTGTGCAGGGTCGCAAAATGCGAAAGGGGGTGATGGTGGAGATGAGGATAGTGTTATTTATTTTTATAGTCCATTATCTAGTAATTCTAGAAACACTAAATCCATTTATTCATCTATCTACAATTGTTGTTAAATCCATAGAATATGGAATCTTCGTGGCATTTCAATCTGGGTAGCCAAACTTATAACAAGTTTACAATCATATTTCGCCTTTCTTTTTTCTGTTATCCCGGCGTAATTATATACATTTTTGTACAGTTGAAATAATTTTAATATCTAAACTCAAATAATAAACATATTATCTAATCCTATCAATTATGACGGACTAAATTAATATTATTTAAAATTTGGATTTATTACTAAAACTATTAACAATTAACTAATATTACTAACACCAATCATTCTAGAATGATGGTGTAAATAATACCAATTAATTATTCCAAATATTTCCATATGATTTTTGCATATGGATATTTGAAACGAACTGTTTTTTGGTGTATATAATTGTTTAATTCAAATGAAGATTTTATTAACAATTAGTTTTTTGTCCTTTAATCGAACTGACATTTCGAAATGCCGAAAAATGATATCAATTTTTGTTAGAAAAAATCTAAAAAAACTGAAAAAAAAGTAGCCCTTCAAAGGTACTATAGGATAATTTACGGTTGCACTTCCTCAGGGTTTCAAGTCTATTTGTCCCAGAACTCTTCAAATGTTGTTTAGTTCAGTTGCTACGTCGGAATGGTGAGTCTCATGGCCCGTGCGTGCAAGACGCGGTTGGCGCAGTTGACGAGGTAGTCGCCGTAGCCGGAGTCGACGAGGTAGTCGCCGTAGTCGGAGTCGTCGGAATAGTATTCGACTTCGTCTTCGACACCGTCCTCGGCTTCCTCCTTATCCACGTTCTCGAGCCACGCATTGATCCATCCGTCGTCATTTCCAAGCAAATCGCACAGGATGCTGTCTGCATGGGCTCCTGTGTAAGAGCCTCCACAGCTACAAAACACACCGTTCAACTCTTGATCTGACATCGCGTCTCTCCTACAATACGAAAAGCATATTAATATTTTCAATTTTTGTTTAAAAAATGATTTTTTCTATTTTTATCTACTGAAAATAATAAAAAAATCAGTCATGACACAAAACATGAAGGCACAATACATAAGGATACACACTCAGTGCTGAAAGGGGCACTTGCCACTCTTCTTTCCAAAGCAAGCTGCCCCCCACTTACACTGCTTGGGAGCAGGGGTGGGTGATGGTGCTGCAGCACGTGCATCGGGGTGAGAGAACCAGCAATCCGTCCGGGTGCAAGCGGCACCAAAGCGACAGGGCTTGGTTCCGGTGTGAGGGTTCATTGCCGGGGTGGCCACATCCGATGAGACAGAGTGCTCCGACACATCGTCTTCAGAGTCGTCGAACTCAGGGTCGTCGGAGCCCATCCAATCGTCCTCGGCAACAGCTTCCTCTTCGTCAAGCATCGCATCGATCACATCCATGTCGGCAAGCATCTCCTCGATAGAAACCTCCGGGAAGAACTCTTTCGGGACGAACTCGGCAGCGTTGGGGTTGAGACCAGACATTGTCGTTGTTGTGGGTAAGTACTCGATAACACGGGTTGGAAATGTAATATGTTTATTATATGAAATATTAATTCAATTTTTATTTTAATTTTCTATTTTTACCAAAATATTTTGATATTACCATTCTAGTGTTTTTATATTATTGTTATTCAAATTACCAAAACACATTCCACAATTAGTTATATCAAAATTAGCAAATATTTGTTGCAATCTATCTAATTCTAGAAATCGAATACTAGCTACTTTAAAATATTCAGCTAAATTATCCACTTGCAATGCAATTAATTCATCATCATATAAATCTATTCCAAAATTACATCCTTTGACTAACTTAGGACAACCAATCCGAATGTGTATAATTAAACCAGGATTAATAGAATATAACGTATCTATAATAAATTTCATTGAATTACCACGTACGATACTATCATCTATTAATACTATTTCATGTAATTTCTTAATATCCTCAATATTAAATGCAAATTTGCGTTTTAGTTTACCTATTCTGGCATCATGAGTACTTTCTATAAAACTTCGAATATTTTCAATCTTAAATATTAAATCTTTTTTAACCCCATTATTTATTTCACTACAATTTGTTTTTTCACTTAATGTACTAGAATAACCATATGCAATGCTATATGAGCTTTCAGGAATGTATAATACATTATTATCTATAGATATATTCATTCCCATTTCTAAATCTTGTTTTGCTAATTCAATTCCAATTAATTCACGGAATTCGCTAACACTAATAACACCATTAAATATAAGACTATCTTTTTTCATAAAGTAAATAGGTTCCAAAGCACATAAGAAAGTATTAGTCTTATCAACAATCCTATCAACAATCCTATCAACAGTCCTATCAACAATCCTATCAACAGATTTATTAATATGTTTTATGCCGTTTTGTGTTATAGTCCATATTTCACCAGGATTGACATCAGTAATAAATTTCCCATTACTTCTAGAATTATCGATATCTATTACTTGAACAGTTTCACTAACAAAACAGTAATTACCATCAATTTCGCAAATTGATAAAGGTTTATATCCAAATTTATCTCGAAATCCAAATAAACATAATCCCTCTTCTTTAGAATAATATGATAAAACACAAGAATAAGCTCCAGGAATATTATCAATTATATATTGAATATATTCTTCTACATCAAATGATTCAATACTAAATCCATATATTGTAGACCTTAACTTATGCCAAAGCATATTAAAAAAATGGGTATCAGTCATCCCATCCTCATATTCCAACTCTAAACCCAACCCCAACTTCGCAATATTATCCTTCAAATTAGGTAAATTACCGTTATGTGCAATATACATATGATTATATGCTCTAATTTCAATAGGTTGTATATTATTAATATTTAGTGAATTTTCTAATAAAGTATTAGTTGAATAACGCATATGACCTAGAAATATTTGTCCTAAACATTTAGCACTATCTTCATATATAAAATCATACATAAAATCATACATAAAATCATCAATTTTGCATAATAACCCAAATTCTTTGATTATATTTATATTTGCACCAGTTCCACACTTACTATCTATATTACTATCTATATAAGGTGTTATTGTAATATATCCATAGCTATCTTGCCCACGATGTTGAATATTTGACATAGCATTATAAATTTTTTGTTTGTCTATCTTATTTTTAATAATACATGCGAATATTCCACATTCCGTTTTCATGTTTGCGTTTTCCTAGTTTCTAGATATGCCAAATAAATTATAAATTATTTTGGAACACATTCTAGAAAAATATATTTTTGTTTATTATTTAGTTTATTGTTAAATAATAAAATCATAAATTCTATTAGCAATACTAAATAATACTATCTTCCAGAATGAATGTTGAAATTATAACAACACAAAGCACCCAATCAACATATGCAAGTCAATATATTATCCAATCCAACAACAAATTATCATCATCTATAATCCAATTTATATCCACATTGCTATATTCTAATACAGAAGCAAATTATAACCAAAATCAAAATCAAAATCAAAATCAAAATCAAAATATAGATAGTAATATTTTTTATGCACCATATACCAATTACTATACTACTTTTTCCACAACATTAATCCAAATATTAGAAAAAATACATTCTCTAGAATCAAATGAAAATATACAATCTATTATTCGTATTGAACCTATTTATACTACTCCACAAGACCCTTTAATTTACAAACAATATAACAATATTACGGATTATATAAATCAAGTGAATCAAGTAAAAGATGAAACACCATATTTTGAACCAATTTCTAATCATCCAGCACTTTTATCATCCATCCAGAATTATTTTAATATTCCAGAATCAACAATTGCGAAAAACGATATAACCTATTTTGATATAATGAATTGGATACAATGTAATAGTGAACATTCTAGACACTGGGTTTTTAGAACACCCATACCTACAAACACTACCACCACAAACACTACCATCCCACAAAACACAACAACATTATTCAATATGATAAAATCCACATTACCACCAAATAATAGTAATTCTCTAATTGCATTTTCTGATAATTCAAGTGCCATTCTAGGAGATACTACTAAATTACTTAGATTAACATATGCTAATCAATGCATGAAATATGAAATTGATAATACATTGTGGAATCCAATTCTAACTGCAGAAACTCATAATTATCCTACTTATTATCATCCGTTTGAAGGGGCGGCAACAGGAGTTGGTGGTCGTATTCGTGATGCATTAGCAACTGGATGTGGTTCAATGTCGCTAGCATCCCTTACCGGTTATTCAATAAATTCACTAGAATTATTAAAGAGTGCAAGTGATGGTGCTAGTGATTATGGCAATAAACTAGGTGAACCGTGTGTGGGTGGGTTTTTACGTTATCATCCACAGTTTGAAAAGCCAATTATGTTTTCTGGCGGATTAGGATTTATTAGGCAATCACATATTCCTGTACCAAATCCGATAACTGGAGATTATGTAGTAAAAATTGGACCACCTGCAATGAAAATAGGTTTCGGAGGGTCAATGCAATCATCTGTTAGTAATAATGCGCAAGATAAGGATATGACTGCAATCCAACGAGGTGATCCTTATAATGGTAATAAGATTACACGTTTTCTAGAATATTTAGCTACGATGGATGAACCTATTATAAAAAAGATACACGACCAAGGGGCTGGTGGAGTAGGTAATGTCATTACTGAATTGTTGGATGGTTGGGATTGTTTAGTAGATGTAGAAAATTTACCTTCTGCAATTAAAATGGATACTCTAGAATGTTGGCTAAGTGAATATCAAGAACAAATGGTTTTTATATGTTCCCCTCAATCATATTCTCAATTAGAAACTATAGCTAAAAGGGAAGGTACCACCATTTATAAATTGGGAACTATTCTAGATACTAAAAATAGCACAATATATTTACAAAGAAAACAAACTAATTCAGTTAATGTAATAACTCCTTATATGTTTCGTTATAATAATCTAAATAAGTTTGAATGTTTGAATCAATATAGTAAATTATTACAAAGTGTTGTATATAATAATCCCGATGTAATTACCTCAATATTTAAAGATTATCATAAATGTCCCTCTCTAGAATGTAGAGAATCTATTCTAGAAAGAAGTTTCAAATGCCATTTAACAAATAAAGTTGATAGATGTGTTTCTGGTGGCGTAGTACAACAATCGTGTATTGGTCCATATAGTATTCCATTAGCAAATTATAGTATTATACGCGCATCACCAGTTTCCGATGGTGGTATATTATCCGCAATAGGTGAAAATATTTATGTTGGTCAATCAATCGGTAAATGGATAGATAAAGCAGTTGCGGAATTAGTATGTAATCTAGCAGGTGTTCCAGAATTAGATTTTAAGAAGATTAAGTTAAGTGGTAATTGGATGACATATTCTAAATCTGCAGAATGTTTGCAAATCTTATATAAAGGCGTTTCCAGATTAACTGAATTATTAATCCAATTAGGATTTGCAATTGATGGTGGAAAAGATAGTTTATCAATGTCTATGAATACTTCTCCAAATTCTACAACTAGTAATATAATAATATCACCCCCAACATTAGTATTAACTTCATATAGTCATATAAGAGAAACTGCAATAGAAAAACGGGTATTGCCTTTACTGCAAAATATTCCTGATAGTACATTATTCATAGTGGATATTCTAGAATACTTGTCTTCTGTAAATCTAACTCTATTCTGGCAGATATGGAATAATTTACAAGAATTAATTAATACCAACTGTATATTAGCATTGCATGATGGGTCTAATATTAAAGATATTCTGGACGAACTAGAAGTTGCTAGTGGTATTACTATTAGCTATAATCAACAATCTAATATCCCATCACAATGTATTTTTGAACATCATTATTTAATTATACAAATTAGCAACACAAATAAACATTTATTACATAATTCTTTCAAATCAGTTGCAATCCTACATTCTCAACCAAATATAAACCATCTTCTAAATATATTTAATGACCGTATGCAACTTTCTCTAGAATTAGATAACTCAACAATACCTTACACTACTAATCTATATATAACACAACCTTATTTATGGCCTATATTATATTCCACCACATCCACCCAATCTGAAACCCAATCTACATCAACCCAATCTACATCAACCCAATCTACATCAACTCAAACAGCTACAAATAACCAAGTAAAAATTGCGATAATAAGAGATGAAGGTAGTAATTCCCATCGTGAAATGGCATCTGCATTTATGCAAATATCCAATACACAATGTATAGATTATACTATTAATCAATTAATTGATTATGACAATAGAAAAATGCAAACAGAAATAAATGAGTTTCTAGAATGTGAGGGATTTGTATTTGTAGGTGGATTTTCATATGGTGATGTATTGGGTTCTGGTAAGGCAACAGCATTAATAATGAAAACCCGTTTAGGACATATATTCAATAAAATATTTACTAACACAAATAAATTTATTCTTGGTGTATGTAATGGTTGTCAGATATTGGTGGAATATGGTTTATTTGGAGAAAATGTCCGAATGGCACATAATAGTTCTCAAAAGTTTGAATGTCGTTGGACATCAGTTAATTATTACCTACCAATATCTAAATTTCAAGCAAAATTGGGAATATGGAATGCACATGGTGAAGGTCGTTTTATTCTAGATAATGGTTGGGCAAATACAAATGATATTTTAGGTACTTATCAATCAGGTGAATATCCTTTTAATCCTAATGGTTCAACCGAGAATATTATTGGCTTGAAATCGAAAATTTTCCGACATTATACAATAATGCCACATCCAGAACGTAGTTTGTTTAAATGGCAATGTGAATATATACCGCAGACTGAAAGTGATAAATATCACGGAAAATATACACCTTGGATAGAATTTTTTCAATCATTATTATTCTAAATAAAAATAAAAAATAAATACAAATATAAAAAATTGATGCTAGGATATACATAATACATAATACATAATACATAATACATAATACATAATATTATACTAACAAAAATGAAACAATGTAAAATATGTTATGTTCAAATAAATCCATCTGATTATGTAGAATGGGTTATTACACAAGAAAATTATAAATACATTCTGGGAAAATATAAATGGGTTCAATGTAATTATTGTTTTGATTGTATAACTGTATCTAAAACATTGTTATGGCGATTATATATTAATACATTACTTAATACCAATTGCCAGAATACTATTAATAAATTATTAAATCAACCATTACCAGTATATATTACTGATAATTTGGGATTGATAGGAAAACCTATCAAAGCATTATATTATCATAATCAAATGCATTCTGCTAAATTAAATACTGGATTAACAGATTATCAGTTTTTCAATTTGAATAAAATAATAGAAAAGTATAAAACAAAAAATGACATTCAGTATTTATTAGAAAATATGCATATTACTTTTAATTGAATCTAGAATCTAAAGCTCATCACGAATTTTATATGCATTACACACCACATTTCCCCAAGTACATATAGTATTATTACAAAACATATGTAATACACTACCAATTTGAAAATATTTTTTGAAATGTGTACTAATAAAACTACTAGACTTCTGATTTTCAATTACTAACATATCACAAGTATAACTACAATGTGGTAGTGTTTTGTATTCTAGAACAACTAAACCATGAAAGGTAATGTTATTTTGCGTTTTATTTTTTTCTAGTAGATTAAATTTATGAATATTATTTTTATTTGTATTTGTAATATTTGATGAATACATAATGCTACGATTGATTATAAAAGCTGATGTATAATATTCGCGAACATCATAACAAGGTATATCATCATCAGATATTGTTTGATATTTGAATAAAGGATACGCAGTAATATAATTTATTAGAAGCAAATTAATAATAACTTTGCACATCATATTTGTCAATAATTATTTTAGATTATTTTAGAATATTCTAGAATAACCATAATTCTTTTATATCAATTATATATAATAAGTAATAGATATATCAATAATGCTATCAGAATATAGTCGTAGTCGTAATCGTAGTCGTAGTCGTAGTAGTAGCTATCGTAGTAGTAGTAAAAAAAGATTGATTGGTGTTGGAAATGTATTACGTGAATATTTGGAAAAATATATACCTGAAAAACAAAATCCTTATTATGTTTTGACTAAAGCAAATATTAAATTGTTAGTATTATTTGTTTTATCAACAATCAAATTAAATAATAACAATAAGAAAATTTTATATAATATTTTACTTAATAACGGTGATTTGGAAAATGATTTAGAATCATTTCATAAAATAATGGATGGTATTGGTATTAGTATGCATCCTATTGTTTATGACAATAGTGCGGTAAATATGTCAAACTTTGTAGCAAGTAATTATATTTCTATTTTATGTGAATATAATGGTGTTAAATATAGTCCTGAAATTATTTTTAATGTTAAAAAAATTGTTGGTGATATATTTGATAATAATTGTAATGTGGTTAGTCCTTTTAGAAATAATAATGATCCTTATGTTTTAGAAAATGTATTTGTCAGCGGTCAAAAAATATTGAATTACATCAATAAAACATTAAACCCCTAAACAATAATGTAAATGAGTAAAAAACAGATTTATATTATATCATAAGTAATTAAATTATAAAATAATAAAATATGCAATCCCAGAATAATGTTGACGTAGTATTAGGTGCTCAGTTAGGTGATGAAGGGAAAGGTCGCCTTATAGATATTCTAGCATCTAACTACGATATTGTAGCCCGTTGTAATTCTGGAGGTAATGCTGGTCATAAAGTAGTAGTTGATGGATACACATATGCTTTTCATTTAGTACCTAGTGGTATATTAAACCCCAATGTAATTGGTATAATTGGTAATGGTTGTGTTATTAATCTAGCAGACCTACATCACGAAATAGAAACAATTCAAAATACGAATCCTAGTAATCCAGCTACAACTAATATTACTACCCGACTTTTTATATCAGACCGCACCCATATTGTTATTGATTTACATAAACAAGCCGATTCTATCAGAGAACATATTAAGGGCACAACCCAAATAAACCATACAACAAATAAAATCGATAAATCAATAGGGACAACTAAACAAGGTATGGGACCAGTATATGCTACTAAGGCATTACGTGTTGGATTACGAATGTGTGATTTATTTCTAGAATACTCGCAACTTCTAGATAAGGTTATTGAATTAGTAAATGAACTTAATCTATGTATCAAAGATGATAATATTTCAATATCATCAGTAATGGAACAGATACAAAAATATATTGATTTTTATCGTCCAATGGTAATAGACACTATTACTTATCTTAATAATGCAATCAAAACAAATAAAAGTATTCTGGTAGAAGGTGCACAGGCATGCTTATTAGATATCGATTTTGGTGTATATCCATATTGTACTGCAACTAATTGTACTGCCGGTTCGATTTGTACTGGATTAGGTATTCCTCCATCATCAGTAGGAACAATTAATTATGTAATGAAAACATATTGTACTCGAGTTGGTAATGGTCCATTTCCTACTGAACAAATTAATACTATAGGGGCACAATTACAGGAATTGGGGCATGAATATGGTACTACTACTGGTCGTCGTCGTCGATGTGGTTGGTTAGATATTCCTATGGTAAAATGGGCGATTACTATAAATGGTTCATTATCAGCGCAAATTTGTATTACTAAGTTAGATGTGTTGGATACATTCTCGGAAATTAAGTTAGCTACTAAGTATTATATTCTAGATAAACAAACATCTAAAAAAAAGTATTTGGATGCATTTCCCGCATCGTTAGAATTGTTGTCGAAAGTGCACGTTGAATATGAGGTATTCCCAGGGTGGCAGACATCTACAACACATATTCGTAAATTTGAAGATTTACCAACTAACGCAAAACTTTATCTAGCTAGAATAGAAGAGTTATTAGAAGTACCAATTTGTTGGATTGGTGTAGGTCCAGACCGGAATGCAATGATTAGTAATCCTACTAAATAAAACAAAACATACAAAACATACAAAAGTAGTAAATAAATATATAAAATTGAAATAATTTATTCATAATTCATTGTAGTATAAATCAACCAACGTAGATAAAACTAAAACAAATGGAAGGTGAATATACTTTTTGGTATTGCAATATTCATGATGAAGGTGCAATTGTTTTCAGCACATTTGAAAATAGAACATACCTTATGCCAGAATGGCTTAATATTTGTTATGATTGTACATCAAATAGAGATAAATATTGTGATTATGTTTATAAAGGTATGCTAGAATACAAAAACAAAAAATTAAAAATCATTGAACCAGTACAAACATCATTTGAAAGGGGAGCAGGTGGATGGAAATTTGAATACTATGTAAATAATGTATTTGATACCACAGGAAAAAATATCACATCAGATAGTATTTCGAATATCCTTCTAGAATGGTTCTCTACAAAAACAAAAGAATAATTAACTATTCACTTATTCACTTATTCACTTATTCACTTATTCACTATTCAAAATAATGTTCCATACTGTTAATAAGTTGAAATCCTTTTTTTATAACATTTAGTTTGCTAATATAATAAGGTCTTATGATATTATGACATTCACGTAGATTGAATAGTTTTACATTACATACTTCATAATTTATTTGCCCACCTTTTTCTATTATTTCGATATTCATTCTAGCGTCATCATTTTCTTTAATACTTGCCAGATAATATATATGTTTATAAACAACACCATTAATACCTTTATAAATTTCTTCTAATGGTTTAACATTTCTATACACATTAATATGCTTGTATTTAATACCAGTTTCTTCTACAAATTCTCGAACTGCGCATTCTATATCATATTCTTTGTGATTACGACGCCCTTTGGGAATACCCCATTCTGGTGATGTCCATCTAGTACAACTTTTATCCAGTAGTTTAAAAATCATATTACCATCAGTATTATTACGTAATTCATTAAATTTCTTTTTTGCATCATCATATTCTAGCTTATATATACTTTCTCTTTTTAATCCAATAATTGTTCTAATAACATCAAAATTATCATATTCTCTAAATAAACGTTTTTCATCAAATGTCATCATATTAAACAGCTTAATAATATATTCATTATTTGTTATATCATATTTACCACGAATAAACTCAATAAACCCGATAGTATGTCGACGTTGTACTAGAATTATTTTTTCTGTAGTTATCTCTTTCATATTATTAGTTTCATTATTAGTTTCATTATTATCTTGTTTATCGGTATCATATTCATTATCCATATCAATAATTTCTTCAACATCTACTACACTTTCTAAATCTGCATTATAATCATCATATTCAGATTGATTACTAATACCTCCAGTAATCCCTACCATATTTTTCAAGGTATGTGTTAATGTTTCATGGCGTTTTAATATCTTTATTTTCGGAATATTACTATGTTTTCTGCCATTACTAACACTATTATTAACACAATCTTCAGATTTGCGAGTGCGTTTGTTATAATAATCACTAAATTGGGTATTAGAATTTTTAGTATTAATAAATGTTTTTTTTTTATAGAAACAAATTAAACCATATGATATTACTGGTTCCTGACAATTTTTAAATATATGCCCAACATTACCACAATTAGTGCAAAATAAATCATTAATAACTGCCTTTTGATTAAGATTTAGATTTGAATTTAGATTTGAATGTGTATTTATATTTATACCGGATGTGCAATAAAAGTTAGTATTTGGATTAATAATATTAGTATATTGAGTATCTATATTATTTAGATTAACTGCATCAGAATATAAGTAAAATTTAACTAATTCTTTATTACTTTCATTACTAGTATTATTATTACTAGTATTATTTTTACTAGAATTATTTTTAGTATTAGTTATCACATCTGATGATACCATATTATTACTGGTATATATTCTAGTATTGTTATTTCCAATATATTTTTTAAAATTATTCTTATTATTAAATGAACTTTCATTTTTTTTGTTATTATAAAAAAATTTATTATTAACTATTTTTTTAGAGTTTCCAGCGTTTTTATATCCTATTTCAGTATTACTCATTTCTTCAATTATATTATTTATTATCACCTATATTATAGATAAATACTTAATATTTATATTTTTAACTAATTACACAAATTAGTATTAATAACGTGTTAATATTCTTATGTGATCCAATAATTTTTATATTAAAAAATAAATTAAAATATAATAAAAAATTAATAAAAAATTAATAAAAATATATTACTAACCTATAATGCATCCACAAGTTTGGGGACCACATTTATGGTTTATTCTACATATAATATCTTTTGAATATCCAGAAAATCCAACCGAATATGATAAACGTATATATCACGATTTCTACACATCACTCAAAGATGTAATTCCTTGTGCTGAATGCCGCAAACATTATCGCGACCATATAACCAAATACCCACTTACACCTCATTTAGACAGCCGTAATACATTAATTAAGTGGGTTATACAAGTTCATAACTTTGTAAATGTATCTTTAGGAAAACCAACATATACAAATGAACAAGTAATGGCAATATACGCAAATCTAAAACCGTTATCACCCTTTGCAACTATTGATACTGCAATGATAAAGGCAAAAACAGAACAAAAAGAATATTATCGAATTTATACATTTATTATTCTAGCAAGCATAGTTATTCTAGCATCACGATATTATTTTAATCGTTATTATTTTAGTTTGTAATTTAATTAATCTCTAAAAGATTGTAAATTTAGAATATAGGTGAATCACCGTTAAAAGTATATATACCCGTCCTACCGGTAGGACAACAAAATCGTTTAGAGATTAAATAATTAAACAGGAAAAAATAAAATTTAAGACAAAAAATTGAATTTATATTAATAATTAACTTTATATTACTAATCAACTACTACTATGGCTTGTGCTACCAATGAGATTCCCTTCTCTATCACTGGGACACCTGGCAAGACTACTGTTTCATATGCAACATTTATGAATTTTGAAACTATGAAATGCCTTATTGAAGATTTGGGTACAGAAGATCTAAAGTGCTTTCCACCAATTCCTTCTATGAAGGATGCACTTGGAGAACCAATTGAATATACCACACCCACATTGGAGAAGTTCATCCGTCTTTTTGAAATCAGTATCACTGAATCAGAAGAAGTATTGCTTTCTGCATTGAATGCAGAGTACACCGACTTTGAAGAGATTAAGAAATTTCTTATCTTGATTAACTATCTAGATAACAATAAGTTTCTTCATACTTTGGCAAAATTCAGTGCACAACTCATTCGGGATGGCAAAACCCAACTTGTGTAATCTAGCATGATGTTATTTTTTTATTATTCTTTTTTATTATTCTATCAAAACAAAAAAACATTTAGTTAGTATTAGGCATATCTATTGGTTTATCTTCAATTTGCTTATCTTCAATTTGCTTATCTTCAATATGCTTGGCATCAATTTGTTTATCTAGAACAACTTTCAATGTTTCTAGAATAGTTTTTAGTGCACCTACATAACTCAATGTGCTTTGGTCTTGTACCTTTGCGAGTGAAAAGTGCATAGAAATAAATTGATATCTTGAATTGTTTTTTTCATCAATTAAGTGGTCATCAGCTACAACACTATCAGCATTATCATTATCTATAATATCTGGAATCATAGTATTTAATGCAATAATCCAATTAGATACAACATCTTTGTTATCCACATTTTTAAAAATTATAGATTTTTCAGAATATTCAGTAATATCTTTAATAAGATTGCGAATATCACTTACCTTTACTGGCATTTTAATTTATCTAATCCTTGTTATAATGAATTAGAAACTATAATGAAAATAATTCAATTTTATTTTATACAGAAAAATAAATATTCCAATATTTTTAATCTCTAAACGATTATAAATTTAGAGTATAGGTAAATTATCATAAAAAGTATAGATTACCGTCCTACCGGTAGGACAAAAAAATCGTTTAGAGATTAAGTTCATAAGTTTATAATTTCATAATCTTTTATGTAATATTTTGTGTTTTAGTTTATGTAAAGTTTTATTCAAATTATTATTCTTATCACAAAAATTGTAATATATAAAATATGGATCAATAAAATATTCCTTATTATAATATTCCTTATTATAATCTTTCTTTTTACACTCTTTACTGGCGTCTTCTAATTCTTGATTATCTAGAATAACATATTCAATCATTAGATAAGTTTTGTTTTTAGACACTGCAAATGGATATGGCACATCATTATTACCAATCGCCGAATAATATTTAGTTATTTCTTCATCAGTACCTTTTCCTGTTTCAAATGAATATATTTCACTACCAATATAAACATATTTACAATTACCTAAATATAATAATACCGAATTGCCTGGTTCAAATAAATATCTTTTTTTAGAATTACCTAAATTTGATGATAATAATTCTCCACTAAATATTTTCTTATACTTAAACTCTAGAATAAGGTCTTCATAAATTGGTTCTTCTGGGACATTTTTTCCACTCCAATCTCGAATATCCTTATATATATAAACAGTTTTCTTACTTTCATTACATATTACCTTAAATGGTTGTCGGCCATTATCGTGAATATAATATATTTTTCCTGTTATTTTGTTTCCAGTCTTTATAGTCTTTATAGTCTTACTATCCATTGCAATCCATTTATAAATCATTTTATTATTCGTAATTGATTTCCATTTTTTTCCATCATTACCAATTTTTATCTCACCTTTACAATTCTTTGCATGATATGGAGGTGATTTTCTATATTGATACTTTTTTGTCTTTACTTCAATACAAGACATTATATATAAGATATTATATATTGCCAAACTACTACCATATCATAAGAAAAAAGTACAAAAAAAAGTACAAAAAATAGAAAAAAAAAGAAAAATTACAATTGTTTTTAATCAAACATTGATTTATTAATCCGGTCAGTAATATTACACCGACAGATAGGACAAGTTTTCAACATCGATGAACAGCCAATACAAGTATAAAAATGCCCACATGGAATAAATACAGTATCCTTCTCATTGCATAGGCATACCGCACACTCAATAGTACTAGAATCCTCATAAATTTTAGTATTTTTCTTAATATTTTCTAGATTGATTTCTGCATGTTGTTCATCATCAATAATCTGGATAACCGATTTATTTTTTATGGAATAGAAATATTTTTCACTCTGGCGCATTAATTTAACATATTCAACCGGAACTTTAAATTTACGACCAGCAATACGTAAATTGCGGGGAAATTGGCAATTGGAATTGATTAAATATCCAGGTGATTTCATTTTTACTCGTAGTTTAGAACCTTCTTTAACACATTCTAGAATAACGTATTCTAATGACATTTGCAACTTTCAATGATTATCTATTATCTATTATTGCTTAATTATGTTTTAAGTTAGTAAAAATTAATTATCAGGTTCTAGAATCATATCGATATATAAATCTTCAAATTTGCAATTAATTAGGCGTACTGATACCGCAAGACTACATTTAGGATATTCATATTGTGATGGTGCAAATATATTTTCAAAGTTTTTAATTATAATTTGACTTTCTTTTCCAGTATAATTTGTGTTATAATTTGTATTATGTGGTAATGTATAAGTAAATCCTTGTCGGATTATACCAGGTGAAATTAAATCAATTACTAATACTATACCAATACCATAACTAGTACATTTGAATATATCTTTTATTTGTATTCTTGCTTTTCCTAATTTAACGAGTTCATCATTTTGTGTTTGTTTATCTAGAATACATATTCTTTTATCAATAACATTACGTAATTGTACTAGCTCATTATAACTCACACTATCTAGATAAACATTAACTTCTTCTTTAGTTATACTAGTAATACTAGTCATATTTTTCATATTATCTATTATCTATTATCTATTATATTTTCAATTTTATTCTAGAATATGGAATAAATAAAAATTAAAAAATTGAAAATAAAAACGTTTTAACATAACTAAATAAATATAGTAAATAAATAATAATATCATATATTCAAAATGGTTTCATTGGCATCATATATTCCCAGGAAGAAAAATCCAGTTGTACAATCTATTAATGAACCTATCGAGTTTTTGGCATTGGATTGGTATGAATGTGATTTATTATCTGATGCGCAAATAGAGCGTAAATCTAGTTATTTGAATCAAGAACATAATAAAACATATACAATTTTTATATTTGGTGTTACGTCTAAAGGTCATAGTATTTGCTTACGTGTTAAAAATTATTTACCTTATTTATATGTACAAATTCCAGATGAATTTAATCCAGAACAAACCCAAGATTTTCTACATAGTTTTGATGTATCTGGAATTGAAGATTATGATGAAGATGAATTAGAGCAATATACAGAAGCTATATCGACCCGTAATTATAAATTTGTAGATACATTTAAACAGCGTAGTCGCTATTATGTAGATGCCGTAAATTCGGATCCTCTTAAAACTAAACTAGTAGATAAAAAGGTATTTTGGACATTTATGAATGAACAGAAATTTAATTTTGCAAAATTAGCATTCAAAAGCAAAACAGGTTATCAATTTATGGAAAAAGCATTCAAATCACCTATGACATTACCCATTAAAGATAAGCATCGTAGCCCTATTAAATATAACCTATTTGAAAGTGATTTAGAACCCGTACTCCGGTTTATGCACGATAAGAAAATCAAACCATCTAGTTGGTTGCAAATCCCAGCCCATAAATATAAGATTGAAAACAAACAATCGAAAACACAAATAAATATTTCTTGTGATTGGAATGAATTACAACCTCTAGATAAAGCAGAAATACCACCATTGCTAATTGCTTCTTTTGATATTGAAGCTGATTCTAGCCACGGTGATTTTCCAGTACCTAGGAAAGATTGTAAGAAACTATCAAATCAGTTAGTTATTGCATGGATTCGAGACCAACGTATTATTGAAAAGAAAGCCTTTGAAAAAATATTACAATCTAAATCGAATGCAAATACATCTGCATCAACAGAAGAAATTCCAGCAAATCTTATATATACTGATAAGAAAGACGTAGAATATGACAATAATATATTACCACAATTAGAAACACTTTTAACAAAACTACAAACAGAATTACAGCAAAAACAAGATGAATTATTTGCCACAAATCCAAATGATCCAGTAATACTTAAACCTACTAAAGAAATAGTATATTTACGCGAAACCGTGAAATATATTAAAGCAAAACGGAATATTGCCCTAAATACAGCATTTTATGACCAACGTATTAGAAAGGCACTAGGATATGAACAATTTACAACTATAGATGATGATATTGATTTACTTTATCTAAAACGTCCTGTTAAAGCAAAAGTATTTTTAAAGTCGCCAGAATATACACAGATGTGTACAAAGATTTATAATATATGTAATCGCAGCATTCGCAAGATTAAGGCAAATACAATTATGAAAAAAGCACAAACTGAAGTATCTGCTATAGAAACTGCAAAGATTGCAAAGTCATCCCGTTTTAATCTAGATGACCTAATTAAAATTATAGCAGAAGTGGCTCGAAAATATAAAATACCAGAACGCGACTTACAAGATAAGATTATCACTAAAGAAACAATGGTACGGTTTGTTAATAATGAACTTAATCGTGCATTTGGTTTTGCACAAGGTGATAAAGTAATTCAAATTGGTACTGTATTCTGGCGGTATGGTGAAACCGGTATTTGCCACAATAATATTATTACTTTGAAAAGTTGTGCACCATTTGATATTGGAGGACAACCTTGTGAGATTATATCACGCGAACAAGAACGTGATGTATTACAAGAATGGGCATCATTAATAGATATGCATGACCCGGATATTATTATTGGATATAATACATTTGGTTTTGATGAGTCATTTATGTATGACCGTATTACGGATATAGCATTACCAGATATAGAACGTCTTACACTTACAAAGGAAGATATTAAACTTTTAGAAGTTAATCCTACTTATCAGAAATTTATTAATCTAGGGCGTTTTGACCCGGAAATAGTAAAGAGAGTACCAGATACAAAAGGGGGAATAGTTAATAAGAAGTTATCTAGCAGTGCACTAGGTGATAACTTTATGTATTATTTCAATATGCCAGGACGTGTTCAGATAGATTTGTTAAAAGTTTGCCAGGCATCATTAACTAAGCTACCATCTTATAAATTAGATAGTGTATCCGAATTCTATATTTCTGGTAAAATTAAAGATGTTATTCTAGATAACTCTAATTTATATGAGTCGTGCAAGATTAAAGTGGATAATGTTCAAGAATTGGAAGTTGGAAATTATATTGTGGTTAGTATGTCAGCGACTACTGCTAAATTATATGATGGTGATAAATTGAAAATTCTAGAAATAGATAAGGATAATTCTAAAGTTATTCTAGATAAACCAATTCCAAAAAGTTGTTTATCATCAATTCCATTATGGGGATTAGGTAAAGATGATATATCACCACAAGATATTTTTCGATTACAAAAAGGCGGTTCACATGACCGTGCAACTATTGCAAAGTATTGTATTCAGGATTGTGCGCTACTAATTCGCCTATTACGAAAACTAGAAGTAATTAATAATAATTTTGGTATGTCTAATGTGTGTCTAGTACCATTTTCATATATCTTCTTACGAGGTCAAGGAATTAAGGCATTTAGCCTAATTACTAATGAATGTGCAAAAGAAGATTTCCTATTACCTGTTCTAGAAAAGATTGAACCCGAAGAAGTTGAAGTCGATGATACAACCCGCAGGAATCATATTCAAATTGCCCAACAAAGTGAGCATGTAGATGATAATGATGGGGATGATTTATTGCAAGATGATGATAATATTCTAGAGATAACCAATAAAATTAATGATGATGATGATGATTCTACAACCGATGAAGAAAATTCTATCATAGATGAAACAACAATCAACAATCCCAATAATATTACTAAAACTACTAAAACTACTAAAGGGAAACCAGAACCACTACCAGAAATCCATCCATCCCAGATGCGATTCAAATTACCTAAGAACTTTAATCAAATTATTATGACTGATGAAAGTTATGAGGGTGCGCTAGTATTGAAACCAATAACAGATATTTACACAGAAGACCCAATTACAGTATTAGATTTCAGTTCGCTATATCCTAGTGAAATGATTACAAGTGATTTATCACATGACCGTATTTGTGAAGACCCTTATTGGTTAGGGGAATCTGGCGCTAAACATCTAGAACAACTAGGATTATCTTATTTAGACCGTTCTTATGATAATTATGAATGGATTGACCCTAAGAAACGTTCTAAAGGCAAACGTAAATGTGGTATTACCACAGTACGATTTGTACAATATCCAGATGGACGGAAAGGCCTTATTCCACGTATTCTAATGGGACTGCTAGCTTCCCGCAAAGCAACCAAAAAGAAAATGGACGCTGAACCTGACCCATTTAAAAAAGCTTTATACGATGGCCTACAACTTGCTTACAAAGTAACGGCAAATTCTGTCTATGGACAAATTGGTGCCCGCACCAGTAAAATGTATAAACCCCTAATAGCTGCATCAACCACCGCTGGTGGGCGTCAAATGATACAAACTGCCCGCGAATTCTTTTGTAGTAGGTTCACGGCATGGGTGGCCTACGGTGATACCGATAGTCTAATGATGAAATTTAAGCTTTTACGTGGAGATGGTACTCCACCTGAAAATGAACAAGAGAAAATTGCATTAGCGATTCAAAAAGGGCAAGAAGCAGAAAGAGAATTAAAAAAAGTTTTGCCAGGTGTACATTGTATGGCTTATGAAAAAGTCTTATTCCCATTCATTCTTATATCAAAGAAGCGTTATTTTGCACTTAAGTATGAAGATGATCCAACTAAATATAAGCAAATATCTATGGGATTAGTTTTAAAGCGTCGTGATAATGCACCGATTTTAAAACATTGTTATATAGGTGTTCTAGATTCGCTGGTTAAGGAAAGAAGTATTCCAAAAGCTATAGAGTTTGTTCAAAATGAATGTAAAAAAATGGTAGATGGTAAATTTGATATGAATATGTTTGTTATTTCCAAGACATTAAGTTCATATTATAAAGACCCAGAAGCAATTGCACATGCTATATTGGCACAAAGAATGGCAGAGCGGGATCCTGGTAATAAACCACAGTCAAATGAGCGTATTCCTTATGTATTTATTAAGATTAAAGAAGAACCTGGTATTGAATATTTACAAGGAGACCGTATAGAACATATTAACTATGTGAGGCAATTTAAATTAAAGCCTGATTATGAAAAATATATTTTAAATCAAATTATGAAGCCTATTTCACAATTATTTGAACTAGTAGTAGAAAAATTGCCTAATTTCCCATACGGTAAAGGATATTATGAAGAAATGTATAATATTTGGTATAATAAATATGATGGTGATGATTTAAAAACCGAAAAGAAAATAAAACAATTGAAATCTCAAATGGTGCAGAAATTAATATTTGAACCTCTAATTTTATATGCTAAAAAAGACTCTAATAGTAAAACTATAGATGAATGGTTTAAACCGTTAGAACAAGAGCAAGCAATAATACAACCAAAAGAAAAAGCAAATCATGAAATAAAGATTAAAAAATCAAAACAGTTATCATTGGATAAATTTTTCGGGTAATTATACATTGGCTTTATATCCATCATAAAATAGATATATGCATTCTAATAATTCCTTATTTTCTTCTTTTTCAATTCTTTTTATTTGTTTATCAATTTCTTCTTTAAGAATATCTAAACGTTTTGCAATGCTAGGATTTCTTATTGCACCATTAATTGTTTTATATCGGTCTGGATTAAATCGAATATAAATCCATTTACCACTAAAAGCCATAAATAAATCATCATATCTAGTTTCTTCGTCCATTTCACTATATGATTTGTGCTGATTTTCATCAGTTTCTATAGCTAGTAAAGTATTTCCTATTAAAATACGATGGTCTATACGTCGCCTGATACTACAATCACAATGACCAGTCCACATAGATTCATCATGATGAAAACCTTTATAATTTGAATTAATAAAATCACGCACAGCAATTTCTTTTGTTTTCTTTCTAATTAGTTTAACTTTAGGGTCATTTGGAAACTTATGAGTAAAACAACTACTACAATAACCATCAAATTTAGGATTTGCTAATTGCCCAATAGGGCATTTACCATCAACTCCAACACATTGAGTATCATTTACATTAATCATATTATTGCTTTTACAAGTTAGGCAGAATGCAGCCTTTTCACCTTCAATATTATACGATGCTCTTACTTTTTTACAAACTATACACATTTTATTTCTATTACGTACATCTATCATATTATCATTTTTACAATCTTGACAACATATTGCTTTCATATCGCTTTCTAGACCAAAGTTTGGTTGTACTTTTCCGCATCGACATTTTTTATCAATAACGTTTACTACATCATTATTAGGTTTGCAGTCCTTACAATACTTTGCCTTAGTTTCACCAGCTTCATTAAGGGTAGCGCGTGCTTTTCCACAAAGGCACATTTTATTTTTATTAATTACATCAACCATTTCATCTTCCTTACATTTTATGCAACATATTGGTTTAGTTGTTCCAGAAATGCCAAATATAGGTATAGCTGATCCGCAACGACATTTAGCATCCTTAACATTAACCATTTCTGGTGTCTTACAGTTTTTACAACATATTCCTTTCTTTTCGCCAGGTAAATTATATACAGGACATACTCCACAAGGACAATGTTTATGAACAAGATTAATCATTTCATCTGTTTTGCATTGATTACAACACCGTGCAAGTTTTTCACTAGCAATACCAAATGAAGGATGGACTTTACGTTCACATTCGCATTCCTTATTACGTTTAATACTAGGTTTACTTCTATCCGGTGAAGCCCGTTTAGGTTTAGCAGTTTCCTTAAATAATTTGCTTTGCGAATTAGTCATATTTATTAATATTATTTATTATTATTAATTACTTATTAACTATTTTTATAATAAATACAATAATATATATAAAATATCAATTTTTTAAATAAAAAAATATAAAATACCAAAGGTGTAAAAATTATCCATCTGCTAGAATGATTGCAACACCATTACAAGCTTCGATTTAATATATTCATATAAATAGCATTCAGTTTCTTGTTCTCTTGTATTGCAAATACGTGTTTGCATACATTTATGAATTACAAAACTAAGTTCTTTATATTCTAGTGTATCAATATCATTTTTATTTAATGTATCACTTAAATTATCAATTATTTCCTGAATACATTTAATATTATCTTTGCTAGAATGATAAGCCATAATAGGAAATACATTATCAACTAATTTACATATTAATTCTGGCCAACCATTTTCACGTAGGTATTTACTAGCACTATCACTATTCCAAGCATTACCGCCTCCTAGAATAAGTCCAATATTGCTTAGAAATGCAATAGCACAGAATAAATCACGTATTTTATCGTGGTAAAATATGATATCGCGACTATTAGCAACATTCAAAGCACAATCAATGGAATATTGTAGTAATGTTTTAGAGTATGTATCTATTGAAAAAGTATTACGAATGGTGTATTCGGATACTTTAATCTGGCCGTGTTTAATATATAATTCTAGGATGTCATCAACAATTTTTTTGTGGTTATCAATAGTGATTTTGTTAGTGGTGTAAGATTTAATTAAGTTGTTAAATTTGGAATGATAGATAGGTAAAATTTCAATATTCTTCTTTTTGTTATTGTTATTATTGTTATTAAATTGAGGTTCGTTTGATGTAATAGGTTTATGTTTGCGTTTGACTAGTGGGCTTTTAAGAGGTATTGTTATGATTTCAATGGGTTCAATGAGTTCATTTTCTAGAATAGGTTTGGTAGTTTCTTGTATAAGATTATCCATAATATTAGTAATATCTGAAATATTAGGGTCGCCAATCGGTAGAATACTGTCTGCTAGAATAGAGTCTGTCATTTTGGATAAAGTTAATGTAAAAAATATATATGAAAAAATATATATGAATAGTGTTTATATTTGTAAATTTGTGAATGTTATTCTAGAGTTATAAAATAGTAAATATGGAGAATAAAAATAAAAAATTGAAAAAGTGTAAATTAAATTATAATTCCACTTATCGCTTTATAATAGTAGATTTCAATAGTAGATTTCAATAGTAAATGTCTGGTTCAAACTACTTGACATATGATGAATTGTATTCGTTATTGTGGCCAAATGATAATAGAAGTAGTAAACGTAAGTTTGAGTTAGTGGATACTGATACATCAATAAACGAAACACCAATGTTGCTGAATGCAACAATACCTTATAATGATTCGTTGATGGTACGTTTACAATATGAGTTATTTAAGGCGCCATTAACTTTTGATGATATGCCAGAATATATAATGAGGCATATATTGTATTATGTGCCACATTATTATTATCCTGTTTTGCGTATGGTTAATAAGTTTTGGAATTCTATAATTATGAAGTATTATAGTGATAATGCAAAGATTATTTGTTCTAAAACATTTTTAAATGCTCCAAATCTTGTATTTTGGGGTTTGGTAAAACAATATGATTGTCAAAACTTATTTAAGGTAGCAATACAGTATTTTGATATGCAAAATATTTGTAACTTTTATGCTTTTATGGCAAAACTTAAACGTGTACCTAATTTGCGACTATCACAAGATGATTTTATCAAAAGTGTTGGAAATAATCCTAATAGGCAAGTTATTAGTGAATTATATATTAATTATATTAGTTATATGGTTAATATTAATGAAATATATAAATTATTTGAAAAAATGTTTGATGAAGAGTTTAAGAATGGTAATTTATATTTCTGTTCGACAATATTTTATAGTGTTATGTTGAATAACCAAACTAC